ACGATCCCACCAAACACGGGGATGAAAGTCCTAGCAACGGGTCCTACTGGATTAATGACCGTTGTCCTGGAAGGGAAAGAGGTGGAGTAATGCCACGACGACGAGGTTACAGGTCATCAGAGTCTGAAGATTTGCACGAAGCCCTTAGAATAATTGAAGAAGAATTATTTAGATTAGATCGGAAAGAACGTGAACCATCCCGTAGACCAAAACCTAAGCGTAAACTAAGCGCCTGGAACAAATACGTTAAAGCCAATTCCAAGAAGCCGCGTTTCCGATATCGTAACGGTAAACTGAACCTTAAGAAAATGGCAGTAGCGTTCAGGAAAACCCCCGCAGGCAAGAAGAAGAGGCGATAATGGGCCGTCCTCTTTACGAAGCTGTACCCGATGACGTAGAGCTCACTAAATTGACAGTGGGTCAACGTGACGCTTTATCCAGACATAGGAGACACGAAAACGTCAATACATTTTTAGGAAACGAAAATACACCTCTGTTAATTGGGGCTACAGCACTTGTAGCAGCAACCCCCATTTTATTTAATCTGTTTAGAAAGGCCGCCGAAGAACAGGGGATCGTTACCGATGAACTGACATGGGGGAAAATCTACAAGGCATCACTTTTGGGGCCCGCAGGTTTAAGCACATTAGCGGCTGAACAGGTTGTCGGGGAAAAGAGGATAGGAGATATAAAACTTCCAACCTTTGGAGCACCTACACCAACACAATTAACTCTCTCCGAATTATGGGAGTCATTATTTAAATGAATTTAGGAGCGGTGCTTGCATTGTTGAAATTGGCTCAAGATGCGGAGCTTACCAAACCTGCTTTTGTTAGTATTGTAAAACCTCCAACCTACGGCAAGGAAACCGCTTTAAGAAGAGCAGAAGAAGGCCTCGGTCTGTAAGTGGTTATTTCAGCATTAGAACTATTGGCATACTTTATCGCCTGGTCATTATTCTATTTTGGAATAAGTCATTATATCGCCAAATTATCCAAGGATAAATGGGTTGAGTGGGCGAAGTCATCCGATAGTGACGAGGATCTCTTATTAATTCTTGAACCAATCGTAGATGAAATCGAAGGCCGAACTCACGAGATGCTTGAGAACTTTCAGTCTTCTTTTTTTGGTTCCCTGGGTGCAGCATCTAAAAAAGTGGATGATGCTACTGGACAAAGTACAATTAACGCAATAACTAAAGAGAGTCCGATTATGGGGTTTGTTGCGGACATGTTAATGAAAAGAAGCGGCTTAGAAGGGCTACTAAAGGGCCAAAACAGTACCGAAGTAGGGGTTAAACAGCCCCAGAAGAGCCCTGGACTAGGCCTAAAGTAGTAGTAGTATGTATGATTAATAAATAATATATAGTATATAGGATTATTAAAAGTGTTTTTTAGGGGTAAAAAACCGTGTCCTTCTTATACTACTTTTTATAATTCTTATTATACAAAGTAAAAACCAGTATTATGGTAGTGTGTCAGACATACCAATTAAACTATTTAATATACATACATCATCTTAAGTAGTATTCCTCAATCCTGTATCATGGTACAAGACATTGAAGAGCAGCTAAAGCTCGCTAAACGGAAGCCGCAAGAGACCAGGGGACGAAAACCACTTCGTACACCTGGAGAACAACGTATCAGGAAAGTCGTATGTAATATGACTATTCCTCAGGATCTCTACGATTTTTTAGTAGAGAATGAAATCTCCCGATCTAAACTATTTACGGAGATGGCTAAAGAACTGTACGAAGGAATAGTTAATCCGTGTTGTTTCAAGAAAGGCACAAAGGAGACGAGTCACGGCGTGTACTGTATCCACTGTTCAGATAAACCATATCGGTACACCTGGCTAAGTCTCAAGTACTGCGGATGCGGTCATCAGTTCACAGTCCAGGACAGAACCAACGAACCTAATTATGGGCAAGTAGGATGCTACAGGGTGGATTGTGCCGTACAGTAAGTGTTTTGTCTGTAAAAGAAGGTTAGACGTACCGAATCAAGGACACTGGAAGTATTGCAAAGCCTGTTTGCTTGAAAGGAAAACTACAAAACTATTGAAACAGATCGGAGAATTCGCGCACTTTATCACTCAATTATAAGTAGGAACCCATATCTGGGTAAGCATGGTAAGAAGGCGACGCAATAATAGACGTAAGGCCCCAAGAACTTTTGGGATAAATGTAATTGAAACGGGAGCTGCGTTAGCACTCTTAACACAGACCAATGCAGGTTCGGCAATGAAGTCCTTCCTGGCAGGCGATCTTAATACAGGATTGACGACTTTATCCAAGTCTGCTCAATCAAATAAACAGGCTATAACCAAGACCCTCGTAGGTGCGTTCTTGGCAAAGGCCGCCGTACGTTCCTTCTCAAGGGGTTCGCCCGTTTTGGCGTCCTTGGGACCAATAAAAGTGAGAGCATAATATGAGCATAGTAGTAACAAGAACATCAGCAGCGTTAAGCGCAACGACCAGTTTTCAAAGCATGACTTCGCAATTCGCCTCGTCAGGGCTCAGCCTTGTCGTTCCGTCTGGAGTTTCCCAAATAAGTTCTATATCAATGGGAGTAAGTAGTGTTGGAACTGGTGCAGATTTCTGCAGTGGATTCAAATTAACAGGTACAGCACTCCAGGAAGGAGATGCAACCTTTATGGGACCAGCGATCGCACAGGCCGCAAGTGGTGGAACTGGAGTAGCTAACTGTGTTACACAGGAAAAGACCGCCCTAGGCGTAACTTCTGGTAATACTTTGGATATCCAAATTGCTGTCACCACTAGCGCCACGATTGACGCAAGCTGCACAATCCAGTTCGAGTAAATTTAACCATGCCTGAAGGCGTTGGTTATGGACCGCAGAACACAGCTTCAACAGGGTTAGACCTTAATGTTGTAGGAAATTTTGCTTATGCACACTCAGGTGTACAAAGTATAGGCAGTGCGGGTGTTGGTGCGGAAAGCGATCTATTAAACTTTAGAACGGGTAATTTTATTCTCGAAGTTACTTTTCAATTTCACTATGGGACTGTTTCGACCGAGGATTATAGATATAGAATTTATCTAAATAATGTAACAGTTGTTGAATATGTCGCGGGTGATAGAGTAGGCGAACAACCTGATAACGTGATACCGTTGATTATCCCACCCTATACACAAGTTAAAGCGGGAACTGCTAACATGAGCGCTAATAATGACCAAGACCAATCGTGTACTGTATCTGGTAGATTATACAAAGAGGACAAATGACACTTTCGACGGGGCCGAGTCTTAACTTCTTCGGTGATCACATGTTCGCCTGGAGCGGTCTGGAAGCATTAACAGCAGGCGGCACTATCTTATTGGATTTTATCTCTCCTAATAGATTCTATAGTGTTGTCACCAACGTCTCGTTCGACTATTCGGGATGCTCTGCGGGTGATGTACTAAGCTGGACCCTCCAAGGTAATGAGGAAGCGTTACATGTATCAAAGTTCCTAATCATAGATGCGGGTATCGGGCCCCAATTCCCCAATCTATACTATACGATCCCACCAAACACGGGGATGAAAGTCCTAGCAACGGGTCCTACTGGATTAATGACCGTTGTCCTGGAAGGGAAAGAGGTGGAGTAATGCCACGACGACGAGGTTACAGGTCATCAGAGTCTGAAGATTTGCACGAAGCCC